CGCAGTCTGGACAAGGTTGTGAATTTTCACCTTGCTTATGAATATCTATCTCAAAGATTCTATCTGAGCCTACTTTTTTTATCTTAATACTAGAACTCATTATTTTGCACCTTTAATTCCTTCAACTTATTAGCTTCCTGTGTTTCCAATAAATACTCTTCCATTCGCTGCATATTAGTTTTATGAACATATCCAGGCGGATAGTCATTTACCTTTAAATGGTTTATTGGTTCTGCTTTTAATTCAGTTATTACAATAGTATCATTCCAGCTTTCATTATTGAGGTATGTAATAGGATTTTTTCTAAACTTTATATCTGGAGTGCTTTTGACATAATTCGGTAAAGTGTCTAATATGTTTTGCCTATCTGATTCTTTTACCTTTTGAAACTTATCCTTACATTTTTTGCTGTCTATTTTTTTATCATACAGTTCCCAGAATGATTCAAATGTAAGACAGCTATTTTCTTTTTTTACTTCTTTATTCTTTATTATTTCTTTATTATTTATTATTCCTACAGGGGTATGCTCTATGGGTATGCTATCAGTACCCCCTACAGGGGTGTCGATAGGGGTGACTATAGGGTCATCAATAGAAGTCGCATCAATAAAGCCTTTTAGTTGTCTATCCAATGAATGTTTTTGTGATTTAAAGGCAAATTTAGCCATTCCTTGTAATGGTATTTCTATTCCATTAAACTGAAATTCTAATATTGATATAAGATAATTTAACTTATCTGTATCATTTTCTAGTTCCGAAATTATATCAAAATAACTTCTATAAAACTTAAATTGCTTTCTATTTTTAAGTGAATCCATATTGTCGATTTTTAAAAAAGTAGGGCACGTTCGGAGAATCGACTAACCCACCATTGAAAATAGTGTTTGCGGTGCCCTTATTGTTAGATAAATAAATTCTATACATTATGTCGATTTAAATGCAAATATAATACATTTTTTTTAAATGAATCAACTATTTTTTTAATTTGCCTTACTAAATGATTTTAAAATCCTAGTCACTTTGGCTTTATCCTTTGCCATTAGCGAATAATTAAGATAGGTTACAGGCTCGCCATACCTATTTTTGGAGCTTACCTTTTCCCTTTTTAGTGTTATTTCAAAAGGCTGCTCAATTTTGCGGATAATCTCCCGACTGGCGTTTGAATACCCAAAGTCTTTCATGATTGTTTTGCAGTTTAGGATTTTGCCTTCCAAAAGGCTTTGTAATAATTTGATTGTGCTTTTCATTTTTTTATAATTTAGTTTGTGAATTTAATTGTCTATTGTAGTGAGCGTCTTTCCTTCGCTGAATCCATTCACTTGAAGTCATTTTCTTTCGCTTATATATGACTTCACGGTTTATTACTGGAGCTGAATCAATATAGTGTATTTTCTCATTCTTTACTTTGTTGTAGCTATAAGGATTGCGGTCTGTTATACTATGCGCCCACGTATTCCAAGCTCCGTTTTCCACTTCTATTTTTCTTTCAGCTGGACATTCAGGTGACTTAGCAAATGCTAGCATTCTATCTAGTAGCTTATCTGGTTTCATATAGAGCTAAAAATATGGCGTTCGGATATTCGTTTCTCCACTTATTATAAGCCTCGCATACATCGCCTTCGTATGTTTTGCCTTCGCTATAGTAGTCTTTTTCGCTGGTCTTAAATAAAATATGTATCATTTCTTTATGTAAAATTCGTTATCAAATCTAAATACTTCCGTTTCGTTATTCACCCACCAATCTTTTAGAGGCTTATAGTACACGCCATTTTTAAGCTGATTATAGAAAAACTCAATCTCATCTAATATAATAGCGTTTGCCATTTGCTGGTAAGCTACATTTATCAAAGGGTGGTATTGTTCAGCTTTAGTCAAAATCTCCTCGCAAATAGCCTCGTCTTTGCTTATTTCGTGAATGTAAAACCGTTCTTCTAATGGGAACGGGTATTCAGTCCAATCGTCTTGACCGAATTTTTCAGGCTTAGTTAGGTAGTTAATAAGATATGCTTTGTCAACCTTTAAAGCTAACATTTGAGTCTGAACTTGATAGTAATATGCTTTCGATATTTTGGAGCTCTGTTCGATAAATGCTTTTATTGAGTATTGGCATTTAGCATCCCCTGTCCAAATACCATCTTCGTATGCGTCTGGCGTTGCACTTAAATAGTCATTGACTTTAAATGATTCCTGCATTCCAGTCTCAAAATTAAAGTTATGCTGACCGCCTTTAATATTAATAAGTATATCTAAAGCTGCTGCTTCGTTATTTATGCCGTGATACATTGCGCTTGTAGTTATATCTGGTTTGCAGCCAACTAGACCTATGGCTATCTCATAGATATACCCTAGTCTAGTAGCTCCAGTACCTTCACTACAAAGACGAGAAACGCCACTTGCTGAAAATCTGCCTTTATTTTCCATTAAGTTCTAATTTTCTTTTAGTGAACTTCTCTATTGTAGCTGCATCTTTAGGATTTATCTCGCTGAATAACTTAGTTAGGTCACCCTGTGTTTTACATCCTGCAATTCTACTATCTGTATCGCCTTTTATTTGCTCACCAGCAGCGTCAGTATCTGAATCTGTTATAATACCGAGAGCAGAACTTAATGCGTAGCGTCTCATATAAGTTATGGCTGAGCCTAATACTTGGAACTCATTCATTTTGGCTAGTTGTACACCCTGTGGAATATCAAAGATACTCTCTAAGGTTTCACCGCTTTCAATGTGGAATACGATAGTCTTAATAGATTTGCCTTCACCTAGCTGAGTGAATCCTATACCATTCTTTTTAAGTAATGGATTAATGACTTTAAAGATTGCAGGAAGGTCGGCAAATTTATATCCGTATCCGCTTGTGTCTTTTAAAATAACTGGAACTTCGTTTTGGAAGTCGCTTAATGCTTTAAATAAATTTTTCATTTGTTTGATTTTAGTTTGTGATTAATTACGTTGGCAAAGATACACTTTTTTATTTAAGTGCAAGTTTTTTTTAACAGGTGTAGCAAATTTCGGACAAATCGCCTTGCTGCTTACGGATTAATTCTAGGTCTTCATTAATAGCCTCTTGTATCTCGGCTTTTTTTAATTCGGTTAATCTGGCTTTTACATTGGATATAACTTGCAGCTTTTGAGGCGTTGTTAGTTCCGCTTCGTTTAGAATGTCTAAAATCTTTTCTACTAAATAATCTCTTGTCATACTATATCCTTTTCGTTTATTACTATTATTTGATTTATTTTTTTGCCTTCTAGGATTCTCGCTAAGAAAATAATCTCATTTGTCGGCGTTAATCCACTTGAATACATTAATTCCACCTGGCATTCTATAACCTCTTTTCTAGTTACCATTTTCTTTTTGATTCTTACTTTTTGCGTTGGTTTTACGTCTTTTTTATCATTTACCCTATACTCTTCGAACATTCAGCAAATATAGCTATTTTCGCTTATTTACTATCCGAAAATCGTGTTTAACTTCCACGTGTGAGTAGTGTGATATGTTTTGATTATTTTTTAACTTTATTAATTTAGTCAACCCAGCTACTTCTATTCTTAAATTCTCATTTTCTTTTAATAGTTCGCTGATTTTATCCTCCTGTTCGCTATTATTAGATTTGATTAAGTAAGTTTCTTTGTAATTCATTCCGCACATAAAAGAAAAACCTAGAGCCGAAATTAAGGCTAACAATAATAGTTGATTGTATGTGATTTTCATTGGTCTAGTTTAAGGTTATTCTAAAACATTTCTTTTCAATAAGCGTCTCGCATGACCTCCAGTCACTTAGATACTTTTGAGCGGCTTCGGCATTGTCATCCGTATCTGATTCATTAGTGTACCATATATTGTATCTTGATTCTCTGCCTTTAATAGCGTGTTCTGGTACGCTGTCGACCTTTTCAAATGAATGAAAGCTAAATGTATGAAATGGCGCTATTGATTGCTCTAAATCTAGCCATTTGACTTCTGAATAAAAATTAAAATCTTTGCTATTTGATACCTTAACTATATCGCCTTGCTTTAATTCAATGCCATTCCTATCGTATAATTTTAATGTAAACATATTTTTTAATTTAAAGTTATTAATAAATTTTCTTCAGCTACTAATATATCAGACTCAGGGTCTACGGTCTTATATACCTCTAATATAATTTGTTTTTCTCTCAAAGCACGTTGACGGATTATAAATTGAGCGCCTTTGGAGTCATTCATTAATGTTTCGAGAGTGTGCATATCACGCTCTAAAATTGCTATGGCTTCTTTAACTTTCATTTTATTAGATTTTAGTTACCTCTATTTGATTCATATTTCTGCTCTTCTCTAAACTCTATCTCAGCTTTTTTGCTATTATAGTCTGCATCATACGCTAAATTTGATAGTCTAAAGTATAGGAAGTTAGCTAGTTCAAAACCAAAGTTTTTTAGATTTTTAATCTCAAAGTATTTGTATTGCATTAAATCTTCCTCTTTGGCGTTATCATAGCCCTCTGACCATATAATGCTTACGTCATAGTTTTTTGATAATTCATTAAAATAAACAAGAGCAGCGACCCCTAATTCAGGGAAGATGTTTTCTGTTGTGTCAATTAAAGCCTGACAGTAGCCTTCGATAAATTCTTTTGTGTAGTTCATTTGATTAATTTTAGTTAGTTAATTACGATTGCAGTTTATAGTATGCTGCTCCACTTGTTTTTTATTTATTTGTCCAAAGTATTCCGCAACCACAGCAATTATAAACTTCTATGCCTATCATTGTATTTGTTTCTACATATTTCATATAGTCTCTTGATTGACCAACACACCAAACTCCACGATGACCTATTGCATTTTCTTTTGAAACTTCAATTATCTTTGAGTTTTTTATTGATTCTACACAATCTGTCATGCCATCAAATGAACTTAAATTTTCGGCAAATAGTTTGTCTGATTTTTTAATGAATGACTTTAATGTTGCCATTGTTACTTTTTTACTTTGTGCTGCTGTTGACATTTGATTAAATTTTATTGTTTGTGATTAATTACTCTGCAAAGATACAACAACTTTTTACATTTGAACCTTTTTTATTTACTTTTTAATAATTTTTAACTAAACTATTTAATAACTTATTGATAATCAATACAACTTATTTCACTTTTTCTGGCTTTATCTCATATAAAAACTTGGAAACATAGGTGCTTTTTCCTGTAAATTGAGCCAATCTTATAGCCTCTTTTAGTGCTTCTTCCTCTGAAGCGTGGATAAATTTTGGCACGTTGGTATTCTTGACAAATACTCTAAAACCTTCTCCTAGCTTATAAACATTGGAAGTTACTAGGCTTATTCGTTCTTCTTTTTTTGTTATTCTTGGTCTCATTTAAAAAATTTCTAGTTGTTTAGTGTTATTTTGTTTAAATCTTTTTTCGGCTTCTTGCATATTCAATACAGCTTGTTTATAGTAGCTATCTTTTAGCTCTATTCCTATTGCTCTGCGACCCATTGATACAGGGCTAAATACTTCACTACCTACTCCCATAAAAGGAGTCAAAACTACTTCATTAGGATTTGAATATAATTCAACTATTCTATCTATAACGTCTAATTGCAGTGGGTGTACGTGCTTTTCGTCGTCTTCTTCTTTTGAATCTTTGTAAGGCAAAACATTATCTATTCTAATATCGTCCCAAACACTAGAGGCGTACCTTTGCCAGATATAGTGATTTAATTTTGTGATTTCATTTTCTTCATTAATATTATTCAAATGTTCCCAAAGTTGGTCAGCATTTAATTTTGAATTATTTGCATTATTCCACGCTTGTAATATATTTGGCAAAATTGGAACTTCACCAGCGTAGTGATTTATTCCTGTAGGATGAGTAACTGGAACTTGGTTTTCCCCTTTTTTGGTAAATACTAAAACATAATCAGGCATAGCTGTAAAGCATTTTGTTGAATCTTCAACTATAAATTTATGCATTAAACTTTGCACCATTGTTCTCATACGAACTTTTAAAGGTTCTTTCCATATAGTTATACGGTTTCTATATTCAAATCCGTATTTAGCGTGTATCTTTATTATTTCATGCGGAAAATCCCAAAGTCTACAAGTATTGTCAAATACGTCTGTAGCGTGTACTGCTGTTATTCTGCCAGCTTTCGTAACTCTAGCTATTTCTTTTACTAGGTAATCATATTGAACTAAAAACTGTTCTTTGTTTTCACAATTGCTAAAATCATGTTCTGAACTTGAATAATTGTAAAGTCCTGCAAATGGTGGAGAATATACTGATAAATCAATACTTTCATTTTCAAGTGAAGGTAAAACAAGCATACAATCTGAATTGTAAATACTGTATCTCTCGGTGTGAATTTGGTCTTTTACTTGGCTCATTTGTTTTAATTTATTTGGTTAAAAATTTAGGTAATATAATTTGTTTGTCGAACTCTTTTACTTTGTGTTCAAAAGATTGGTTTACATTTTTAGTAAGGTTTTCATATAGCTCTATTGCTTTTTGTGTTTTTTGCTGCAAAGCTTCTAAAACTCTCGTTTGACCGTCTGAAATTACAAGGTCGCATATAACGTCATTTTTTTGTCCAAAACGCCAAAAACGCCTTATAGCTTGGTAGTATTGCTCATAACTAAATGTGGGAAAAAATACTGTATGATTACAGTGCTGCCAGTTCAAACCCATTGAAGTCATTTTTGCTTTTGTAATTAGTCTTTTTATTTCACCATTTGCAAAGGCTAAAAGTATTTCTTCTTTTTTATCTATTGATTGACTTCCTATTATTTCAACAGCTTGCTTATCCATATTTTTTAAATAGGTGCTTTCTTGGTTTGTATTGCACCAATATACAGACGTTTTGCCATTTGCTAGTTCAATAGCTTTTTCGCACCTTTTTAATTCGGTTTGCTTTTGTTCGTGTCTTATTTCATTAAAGTTTTTAGCCTCAATATTAAATAACTGTATTTGCCCATTAACAGCTATCATACTTTCGTTTTTTACTAGGTGTTTATTAGTTATTAGTTTTGGCAAATTATATCTTTCATTTGAGAATCCTAAATCGCTTGGCATTTTTACCATTATTGACCATTGGTTAACCCATGCAAAAAAATCTATTTCAGCATGAGGTTTTAAATAGTATTTTTCTCCAATATTTCTATTATTAGAATCTACTGAGTTTTGATTATTTTTAAAAAACTTACCTAACATATCCATATACCCCATATAACCCAAAGCCTCAGAGCTTGTACCTAGTTCTATGAAATCATTTGGACTTGGAGTTGCCGTACTTAAATATCTATACTTAATTTTTTTTACAAATTCAGTAACCTGACTTTTTATTTTACCGTCAAAGTTTTTAAGTATTGAGCTTTCGTCACATATCACACCTTCAAAATCTTTTGAATTAAAATAGTGCAATCTTTCATAATTGCAAATAACTATTTTTTTAGTGTGCTTTCCGTCCTTTGAATATTCAATATCGTCAATACCTAGTTTTTCGGCTTCGATAATAAACTGAAATGCGACCGCCAAAGGTGTTAAAATTAATACTTTGCCGTTGGTGTGTTTGACTATGTTATTTGCTATTGAAATCTGAATAAGTGTTTTACCTAGTCCAGTATCCGCAAAGATAGCCATACGTCCTTTTTTTACTGCTTTTTCAATAATATGTTTTTGAAAGTCAAAAGCTATATCTGGAATATAGTTAGCCTCGAATCCAAAATCACCTATTGAATGTCTCTTTTTTTCTAAGAAATCTTGATAGTTCATTGGTTTAAATTTTAATTACAGCGCAAAGATATAATATATTTTTTCAATTGAGTATATTTTTTTATAAATATTTTACAAAGTATTGATTTTTAATAAAATATAGGCATAAAAAAAGCCTCAACTAAGAGGCTTGCGTAATTAAAACAAACAAATCCTGCCATTGCGGCAAGTCAAATGAATGCACAAAGATAATGATTATTTTTTAAACACAAATAGAGTATTCCTAAACCAGTGCGCTTTGTCTTCTATGACCGCTCTCACTTTTTGAGTCTCGGATTCCATTAATTCAAAACCTCTCTTTTCAAACTCTGGTACTATTTCATGATTATCTAAGCAGTTGACGTGTCCGAATCCAGCCTGACCTCTGACCGCCCATGAAGTGATAAGATATTTTTCGGAGTGGTTAGTTATATTGTCTAAGTATATTTTCATAAACTTTTTAGGTATATGTTCACCTACTTCAAGACTAATAGCCAACTCACATTGATAATATTTATTACTTAGGTCTGTAGTCAAGTCGTCTTCATATATGTTTTCAAATGCTGCAAACTTAGGCTTGTTGCCTTCAACTCCAATAGCGAAGTCTAGTATAGGTGATAAATCTTTTAGATAGTTTCCAAGTCCGCAGCCGAAGTCAGTTAGTGACTTAATCTTTTTACTTTCGCAAAAGTCATAAATCCATTTACTTAAATTCTCTGAATGTACGTGGTGATTGTGTGCAGTTTCACCATTCCAAAATCCCGTATTTGCTATTTCGTGCATATTACTTTTTTAAACCAACAATCGTTATTAATCTTATCTGGAGTTCCTAGCAGTTCATTGACCGCTTTATTGACTCCATCCCATGCATTATAATCATGCCCAGATATTATACCGCCTTTTTTCATTTTAGGCAGCCAACTTTCAATGTCTTTTTTTACAGCTTCGTAGCTATGTCCAGCATCTATGAAACAAATGTCCACCGAATTATCCTCAAATAAATTAGCAGATTCATGAGATAGTGACTTAATCTTTTGAAATTTGCCCTCCAAGTGTTTAGTATTCCTATCAAAATCTATTTCAATATCTGATATTCCTTTGTAGGCTTCTACTTCCTTATTGTCATTACTATCGGTGTGACCTTCAAAACTATCTACTGTGTAATATTTAACCACCTTTCCCTTATTGACAATCTCAGTGACAATAAACGAAGTAGATTTGCCCTTAAAGCAACCTAGCTCCACAAATATACCATTCTCTGGACATTGCTCTAATAGTTCTAGGTACTCTTTTTCCATGTTAAACCAACCCTCAACGGATTGATAATTGTGTTTTATTTTTTTCATCTTATTAATTTAGCGAGTTCTAATCCGTGTTTATAATTTGCCCTAACAGTCTCTTCATTTTGTAAATAATGGTGTCCCCATTTATTCCTTTTATTCTCATCTGACATTCTATCTGCATTCCTTAGGTATTTATCCACTAAAGACTGTTCATTAATTAAAATCATGTGATATAGATTAACCAATCCTTTCGCATAATTTACCACTCCTTTTGCATTACAAGTATGGCAGCCAGCTTCGTAGTTTATTTCTTTGATATAATTCTTATTAAATAGTATAGACTTGTCATATTGCTCAGCTCTGACTCCATGCTTTATATCTGCTAATTCAGTTAAGCATTCCACGTTGCACATATTAAAACCAACCGCTGATACTATTGTTTTTTTGCTCGATTCTAATTCGATTAAATCATTCTCAGTAACGTCTACGAACTCATCGCAATCTACTGCCATAACCCAGTCAGTTTCGGCTTTTTTCCATACATTATTTTTTATTCTTAAATATTCGCTATCTGACAATTGATTATTGGTGGAATAGGTAACTACTTCGCAATTATTTTCAAACGCTATTTGCCTAGTCTTATCGGTGCTTTCATTATCATAGACTACTATTTTGCAATTTGCAAATCTTGACCGATACCACTTAATAAAGTGCGGCAAAACTAGCTCTTCATTGTATGTAATTGTGTAGATACTTAACATATATCTAAAGTTTTTATTCCCTTATTGTCAATCCATACACTTAATAACCTCTCTAAAATAAAAGTGTGCATAGGGTAATGGTCTAATTCAGTGGCTTCTTTTAACCTTTCCTTTGGCAAACCTTTGTATCCTGAATCATTCCACGCCTGTTCTTTATACTTAGTTTCCAATAATTCCACTGCTTGTCTTAATAGGTTTTGGTATTCGATAAATACTCCCTTTTTAGCTATAAAAAAATTAGAATAGATAGTGTGCTTAGGTTCGCTAACTTTAAGCCCTAAATCACCGCATATTGAGGTAAATAAGTCCATAAATCCAGAATGATTAGTTTCGCTTAATTCTAAATAAGGTTTCGGCAAAGGCTCGCAAAGATTAATAACCTCGTATTGAGTGTAGGCTTTTTCTTTAAGCAGATTAAATAAAACTCTTTTATTCATTCCTGTCTTTGCTCTGAACTTCCAACTAAAAAAGCCTGTGTATTTGCTTACTATTTCGGTGTTTAGAATTACATTGTACTCGAATAAATATGACTTGTCGGCTATTGTGCTGACCTTATTATCAATTCTTTTGTACTCTGTATTTTGCGAATCCTTAAAACATATTCCATATATGTCTATATCTAGTTGCGTTGGCTTATTAAGGCTCTGAATATATTTTATCATAGTGACTCTATTATCTGCAATCTCTTTTGAGTAATTTTTTTAATGTCGTTCCGCTCTATAAACCATTCCACTTGCAAGGCTTGCATATCTGAATAATAGTCTTTAAAATTGATTAGTCTTTTTACCGTCTTTTCAAAGGTCTTATCATTTACTTTTATACCTTTAGTACGTTCATAGCAGCCTCCGTTTGTAACACCCACAATTCCCATACTCGCATACTCTAAAGCTCTCAAATCACTTTTGCATAGCGTGAACGTATCATTAAAACTAGGCAAAAGTCCTATGGTTATATCCCTATAAAGTTCCATGTAGTTTTGATTTGTAGGCTTTCGAACTCCAATATCGTACTTACCATTGCCTGACATTATTTTTAGATACCATTCGCTTTGAATCTCGTCTTTTGTGTAGCCACCTAAAATCCGTTTAGCTTTGTATTCAGCTTGCAAAGGTTTTGACATTGTGAATAGATTATTAACGTGACCAGCACCGCCAACCCATCCGATAGCGTGTTCTGTAGGTTCATTCTTTAAGTTATGCTGAATAAAATTAGGCAATACTTCGCTATTATACCCTAGCTTTTTTAGTTCCTTTTGCAGTGTATAGGTTGAGGTGGTTATAACGTCGGCTAAATTTAAGCTATCCAATATCGGAGCTATTTGCTTAACACTATTTTTTGAATACCCATAATGGTATCTAGGTAGCTCTATCCAGTCATCTAGGTCTACTACTATTTTAACTCCTTTTGCTTTAAGTTTTTCTAGGTCGGTTAGGCATTGATTAGGTAATCGATTAAAGACTACAATATCATAATCAGTGGTCAGCACTCCGTTGGTCATTATAACTTCGTGGTGCGGCTGCAAATGGCTATAAGGTGTCAATAGTCTGTGAATATTAACTCCGATACTTTGATTTTCTATTAAGGCTATTTTCATTTGGCTTTTAATTACGCTGCAAATATACTATTTTTTGCCGAATATTTTGTTTAAATTTATTCCTATGCCGACTTGAGCGGTTGGACTTACTAATAAATTCTTATCCATTGACAATCCAACGCCAACGTATGGAACTATCATAGGAGTTTTTCTATTCTCTAAATTCTTTATTAGATTGTTTTGTGCGGTCTTTAAATTCAAACAGGACGTGAGGGCAAGCTCGCACGAATATAGCGCCGTGTCAAGGCTAAAAATATCCTTTTGGCATTCAATTAGTAATGTATCTCGTTTGATTATTGTATCGTGGACATTATGCCACTTATTGACTATTTTATCTGCAAATATCTTTTTGGTTTTCCATTCAATTACTTTTACTTCCGTTTCCTTTGTCAGAGTGTCCACTTCCCTCATGAGGCTTTGGGTCTGGAGCTGGTTTATTAATTGGTTTTTCATGCTTCTTTCCCATAATAGGAATGATAGTAAAAGGAAAACTAATATTGCTAGTCCATGCTGCCATTTCATAAGGTTTAAATCTTTACTTTTATACTTCCATTAAATCTATCCACTATTTCTCTAATTTCGTTTTCCGCTTTTTGTAAACTTTCACTATCTTTGAAAGTACAATTTATAGCAGGGTCATTTTTAGATATGGTTTCATTATCTATTTCCTCTTCTATATCTTGGACATCAACCACATTCAAACTTTGTACTTCAACTTCAACCTGTTCTATATTAATCCATTCAGTTAGGACTTCTAAGTCTATCGGATTTGAACGCTGGTTATAAACTTTAAGCAATATTTTGACCGCTTCTTTACGGTCTTTTGCTTTGATTAATTGACAGTCTAGTAGTTCTGGAATCTTAACGCCTTCGCCTTCTAATTCCATTAAGACTTGGAGTCTTTGGTGTCCGTCTATAACATAAACGTCTTCGCCATTTTGCCAACCGAAAAAAGGCATGGCAAAGTTATTTTCAATTAGTGACTGCTTTAGATAGGCTATATTGTAAGGTAGTTTTAAATTATCAGGCTGCAAACTTTGCATTTTTCGCCATTCAATTAATACCTTTTCACCTAATATGCTTTTAATTTCCATAGCGCAAATATACTAATTTAGTTCTAATGTTTTTATTTTTCTATCTAGGTACCAAAGTGCTTTTTTTAAATCTTCAATTTCCTTTGCTTTATCCTTTTTACCTGCTCTCGATATATATTTTATAGTATTACCTAGACTAAAATCTAAGTCCCATGCCTCAATTACTTTGATAGCTTCGTAAGTATTGTCCCCTCCGTAGTGTTCAGGGTGGTTTATGCTTTCTTTCATTAACTTGTTTTTACTTGCAAATATACTATTTATTCTTTAGTTTGCATACCTATCCTAGTACCTCCTTGGAACTTACCTTGTAACAAGATTAATTCAATTAGGTTTCTAAAGTTGGCAAAACTTCTAGCAATAACAACACTCCCGCCTCCTTACCATATAGGTTTGTACTTTAGGTCTATTAGTACAATTTTCGTTCACAGATTTTGTCCTTTCGGTTCCAAGTCGTTAGTTGTCTAGGAATACAGAGCTAACTATTTATTTTCTGCGTTTGAGATTACTATTTATTTTAATTTACTCAGCTATTTAAGTCTGATTTTGATTGGTTCGACTATACAACCATACTGATATAAAATAAAAAAGCCCAAGCGAAATTGGAGCGGTCGGCTTGGGTCTTTTAAAAATGAGAATAAATCTCAAATAAAATATCTTTATTACTGACCGCTCCCGAAGTCACTTTATGAGTGCAAATATACAAACTATTTTTTTAATAAATCAAAATAATATTTAAACATTTCCAATCTGTGAGTGTATCCATTTAAGCCGCCATTTACTCGTTTTGTAACCGCCTTTACAACTGATTCAGACTCACCATCATCTGCAATTTGATTCAAGCCATTGACCATCCACCAATAAGCAGCGGACAATAAAGGATATTTAGTTTCAACTAGGTCAGGAGATGCCAAAACATTGTCAGCTAATCCAATACTTTTAAGATATGAATTGAGAGCTGAGTAGTTATTTTTGCCAGTCAACTGAATGTAACCGCGCCCTCTATACTTCCAACCTTCGCCGCTTTTCTCATCTCCGTTTCCCATTCTATTAGCATAAACTCTATTGGCTATGTTTTGAGGCTTCCTACTGTATTGTTTTGCAGTTGCTGCAGTAAAGTACTTACTGAATGTTTTAAGCAAGCCAGCGTCCGAATAATTAAGATTCTCAACTTTTGCTTTAAAGCCTCCACTTTCATGGTGAACTTGACTAAGAAAATGCGCCAATTCTAAATGAGTATCTATTCCGAACTTAGCTAGTAGGTTAATGTCGTTTTTAA